GCAAATCTTAGCCAGCTGTTCCAAACAGAGAGCAGTTGGACGGAGTGGGCACTGAATTTAGTAGGTGTTCATAATCCGTTGACGAAGCGCCTCGACTCTCTTGTCCGCGCCTCAAAGTAGTGGGGCCCTGCAAGGGTTCCTGGTGTCTCGACCTCCCAAGACAGTTGGCAAGCGCACGTGTTGCGGTTCAATGCCATTGGTCAAGGAGTTGAGTATGTGGCAATCCAGGAAACTGCGCAGGGAGCCGCGAAAGCGAGGTACCTTTATAGCCTAGCCCCAGTCGGTGGGGGGCGGGCTTACCGCGTGCACAATGCCGATGTACACACAGCACTGCGTGGGTTACTTACACGTGTATTGCTGAGAAAAGTAGTGATGGGTGGTGTTCCGGTCCTGCAGCCAATGCAGGACCCGCCCAGGCAGCTTGTTCGGAGCTTGCTCATCCCGTCGCGAAACGCGATCTTGCGACACACCAAGCCGGTGTCCAAGATGACTTTTGACCAGTTTATCGCCCCTTTTGGTGGATCCAAGAAGGCCCGATATGTCAAAGCTTATGAGTCATTGCAAATCGATCCGGTTTGCAAACGCGATTCCTACCTATCCACCTTTGTTAAGGCGGAGAAGTTGGATTTTTCAGCAGACGATGATCCTGATCCCAGGATAATCCAACCCAGGACCCCTCGATACCTGGTTGCGCTGGGTATGTACATCCGTGCCATCGAACCCGTTTTGTTCAAAGCTATCGACAAGTTGTTTGGACGAAAGACCGTGATGAAAGGGCTAAATGCCGATCAAAGGGGCATGGCCTTGAGCGCCGCTTGGAGTGAATTCGAGCGGCCAGTCTCAAAGGACTTCGACGCGAAGCGGTGGGATCAGACAATGAGTGTTCCAATCTTAGAGGTTGAACATAGCACCTATACGTCTATGATCGATGACCGCGAGCTTCACGTCCTGCTCGACATGCAATTGCAGAACACAGGTTTTGTGAGGTGTGCTGACGGGGAGATACGATACTCCGTCCGTGGGCGCCGCTGTTCAGGCGACCCAAACACCGCCTGTGGGAATGTTGCCGTGATGTGCACCTGCATGCATGCCTTTATCAAGACGCTCCCGTGCAAAGTCGCGCTCCTTAACGATGGCGACGATTGCATACTCATCTGTGAGGAGGAAGACCAGCATTACTTGGATGCACTACCACAGTTTTTCGCACAGTTGGGGATCACCATGAAGCCCGGAACAGTATCCAATGTTCTTGAGCGAGTGGACTTTTGCCAATCAAGGCCTGTCCAGGTTAGTCTGGGGAAGTGGAGAATGGTAAGAGATCCGCGTGCTTCTCTCACGAAGGATTCCTATTCCGTGAAAGCGATCAATTCTGAACCTGAGTGGAATTACCAGCGTGCTGCTATATCCGAATGCGGGTTGGCACTAGCTGGCGATTTGCCAGTCTTGGGTCACTACTACTCGATGTTAGGTCGAGGAGTGGATGTGGACGCTTTATCACGACGG